TGCTTCGGGGTGGACCCTTTTTAACTCAATGACAAGGGCTACTATTGATGTCATTGGTGTGAGTGGTGTAAACTTAACTGTTGGTGCGTCAGGAGGTATTGGCAATACTGGTAGTCGCTATCAAAGTGCTGTGTCTTCGCCAGTTAACCTTGCGAGTGGTAGTACTTACACATTTTCGTTTTTGCTAAAAAAAACAACCGCACACACAATAGGCGGATACCTTTTTGTAATTGCTGGAGCAACAACTGAAAATATTGGTGGTGGATTTGATGTTAGTGGTTCTTATAGTAGTGGGTCAATCGCTAATCCATCATTTGTAACCAATCGTATTCGGAGAGTTGAACCATGGGGAGCGGATGTTTTTCGATGTTCAGAAACATGGACAATGACCGCAAGCGGTACTATTGATCGTGTTTTTTTGGGTATTTTAGGTTCAGTTAGCAGTTCAAACTCTGCACCAACAGGCACAACGATAGGCTTCGCTGCCCCGCAGTTAGAACTCGGTTCAGTTCCCACAAGTTTTATCCCCACAACCACAGGGTCAGTCACCCGCAACGCCGATGTGATTTCGGTCAGCGGAGCGGTCAGCGGAAGTATTGGGCAGACGGAGGGAACGCTTTATGCGGAGGTGGATGTGAGGGCTTTTTCTTCAAGTGTTGCAAGGCGCATTGTGAGCCTTCGCGTAGATGGAAATAATCTTTTGTCGTTAGAAATGAACGCAGTAGGGAATGGGTTTGATTTTCTCGCAACATCGGGAGGCGTTAGTGTAACAGCGTCAGCATCGGGTATTACCACAGGGATTTACAAAATAGCGGTCGGGTATAATTCAGCGGCAAGCGGTACTGTATTGTATGTTAATGGGGTTCTTCGAGATACGAAAACAATCTCAATACCAAACTTATCTGCCGCAGTTTTTGGTCTTGGCGTTCGTGGTGATGGAGGCGCAGGAACTCAATTCAACGACCGCATCCGTGCCGCCGCCCTCTACACCACAAGGCTGACCAACGCACAACTCGCCGCCCTCACCACGCCGTAATGCCGACCTTCCGCAAATACGCATTCCCAAGCCAAGCCACCGCAGACAAAGCGATGCAATCCCTGCAACCGCTTGACAATGCCGTGCCGCTTGGTAACATTGACGGCCTCGAGTGCTACGACATACTATTCCAAGACGGTTGCCCCAAAGAACTGACCCAGTACATCGTTTGGCCCACGCCTTGCGGAGTGCATTCCTTCCTCGGTTGGGATGAGCAGTACACCGCCGACTACCAAGAATTTGCAACACCTTCAACCCTGTAACATCTACCACTATGAGAATCTTCCGCAAGCGTAACCCCGAGCAACCAAAACTTCCTCTTATGCAATCAGCAGTCATCGCTCTCCTTCGCCATCTACTTACATTCATCGGTGGCACACTCGTAGCCAAGGGCATCCTTGATTCCGCAGCACTTACCGAAATCATCGGGGCAATCATCAGCATCGTTTCCGTCAGCTGGATGGCAGTCAGCAAGTACAACGCCCCTGCCCAGCCCAAGGCGTGAACTTAATCGAAACCACCATCATCGGCACGGTCAGCGCAATCGTTGGCGGTGCAGTGGCTTGGATGACAAGGGGCAAGTTCCAAGCGGATTCGCTCCAAGTCAAGCAAGCCCAAGCGGTGCTGGCTATGTGGCAGGCGACCGCCGAAGCACAAAATAAGGAGTTAACACAACTTCGCAATGAGGTAGTAGTTTTGCGGGAGCGGATAGAACATTTGGAGAACACAATCCAAACGCTCGAAGCCGAAAACGCAACCCTACGACAAGCCTGATGCTGTTACCACTAACCAAGCACCAACGCAACATCCACGAAGTAATCTGCCAATCGGGGCAGGAGTTTCTTCTTATCAGCGACCTGCATTGGGATAACCCTCACTGCGACAGGGGTCTGCTGACCAACCATCTCAAAGAGGCACAACGCCGCAATGCAGGGGTCATCGTAAACGGTGACTTTTTTTGTTTGATGCAAGGCAAAGGCGACCCAAGGCGGAGCAAGGAGGACATCCGAGAGGAACACAACAACGCACGCTACTTGGATTCCATTGTCAACACCGCCGTGGAATGGTTCAGCCCCTACGCCAAGAACCTGCTCCTGCTTGGCTACGGCAACCACGAAACCTCCATAATCAACCACCAAGAAACCGACATCCTGCAACGGTTCACCAGCACGCTGAACTATGCCACAGGGTCAGCAGTCGAAGTCGGTGGCTACGGCGGCACGCTGGACATCCGAGTGAACCACGACCCTCTGCGGTCCAAGAACTTCGTCGTGCATTACTACCACGGTGCAGGAGGCGGAGGCCCAGTCACGAAGGGTGTCATCCAAGACCAGCGCCTGCTCGCAAGCACCGAAGGCTACGACCTCACGTGGATGGGCCACGTCCACGAATTGTACTACCACCAAAATATCATCCACCGCTATGACCGCGCGACCAAGACCCTCATTCAAAAGCCTGTTCACCAACTTCGCACGGCTACTTACAAAGAGGAATGGGATGGCGGGTACATGGGCTTTCACACTGAACGAGGCCGAGGCCCGAAGCCTCTTGGAGGCTATTGGATGAAGTTGGAAACGAGCAGGAACTCAAGCAAGGACAACAACGGCCCTGAGGTGCAAGTCCACGCAACCTTCACCCCTGCGGATAGGTTGTACTGACCTGTACGAAGAAATCGTACAACTGTCCAGTTTTTACTAAAATAAATTGGACATTCGGGGAATCAATTCTCCATTATACCCCCCAAAAGAGAGATTATTTCCCATAAGTAGCGGATTCCGCTACCTTTCGCAAAGGATTAATTTGCATGAATTTTGCCGAATTATCCCTGCAAACCCCTCGAAATCGATGGGCTTTGCATGACAAACCATGCATTAAGGCCGTTAATTGCCATTAATGGTGGGTTTATCATTCTTTGCCCCTGCAGTTATGTAGAGATAGCCGTACTCTTTTTCTGCGCTGAATCGAGGGCAGTCCTTGGTCACCCCTGCGAAATCCCGATGGCCGCAGATGCGAGCCTTGGGGTACTTCTGAAGCCAACCGAGCAACACCGCCGCAATCGCTTGCCTCTGCTGGATAGAACGGTCATCCTCGTCCTTGCCGCCGATATAGCTGACGTGCAGGCTTGTTGTGTTGTGGCCCTGCACGCCGTTGGTAATGGCGGAATCGGGTGCCAGTTGTACGATATTTCCGTTCGACTCAATTATCTTATGATACCCTACGGACTTCCAGCCAAGGGCTTCCTTCCAATATCTACGGATGGATGCGATGGTGGTATTCTTCGGGGTGGCCGTGCAATGCACAACAAGGTGGGTGATGGTTCTCATTCTTCGGGGTTAAGGAGGGGATAGTAGTCAATCGTGTGGGGGTCATCGTTGGGCAGTCCTGACGCATGGACTTCCTTGACGTTGTGCCATTGGGTCATCTTCGGGTCGTAGCCCAGCAGTTCGCAAGCCCTGCGATACTCGCACAGGGCCACGTTGTTCTGCTCCAATTCTAGGTTGGATATGGATATCATCAGCCGCTCTAAGGCATTCGTGAGGGCTTTTGCGGGTCGAGTGGAGTGGTAGGTCATGGCGCAAAATTAACGCTATTTATGCCGAAAATTGGGAATGATTGGGAATTGGGGAATAGGCCCATAAAAAAAAATAAAAAAAATTTGACGCAAGAGGTCGCAAAAAGGAAAACGGTTGTATCTTTGACCTACAAACCAACCACTAAACCTAAAAACCATGAACAACCAAGCCACCGAAATCTTCCGCATCAACGACAAGCAATGGGATTATGCTGACTACCGCCTAAGCGTTATCGCAGTTTTTGGCTACATGTTTGCTAATAAACTCAAGCAAGTAGGTGAAACCCTAAGCATTGAAAACGGAGTAAAAGTTTGGACAATTGATGTAGCACCTCAATCAGCCAACTAACTCAACCGAGGGGTGCGACTCGCCAACGCACATTTTTAATCTCCTAAACCCCAAAACCATGAACAACCAAACCAAAGCCAAACTCGAAGCAGCCCTTGTTACGGGCTACATCATGCTCACGACCTGCCTCGGCATCATCGTATTCGGCAGATTCATCTTCGCACTCCTAACCAACTAAACCCCAAAACCATGCACAAGTTCAAAACCACCAACATCAAAGGCAAGGATTACGTCGAAGTAAACCAACGCCTCCTCTACTTCCGCTCCGAACAAGCCTACACAGGTTGGAGCATCGAATCGGAACTCGTTGACCTGCAACCCGACCGTTGCTGCATTCGTGCCGTAATCCGTGACGCAGAAGGCCGCATCCGAGCAACAGGCCATGCCCATGAGGACCGCACCTCGTCCATGATAAACAAAACGTCCTACGTCGAGAACTGCGAAACCTCTGCCTTCGGTCGCTGCTTAGCCGCTCTTGGAATTGGAATTGAAACGAGCATCGCAAGTGCCAACGAGGTGCAGATGGCTATTGCCCAGCAGGCCAATCTTGACGACCTCACCGACCGCCTTGGCTTGGTTTCGACTTACTCCGACCTTGACATGGCAACGCTCAAGGCTGACTTCATTAAGTTGGTCGAGCAACTCCCCGAAGACCAGCGGTTCAAGTACTCCGACCATAAGGGCATGACCCCAGCTCGTTACGAGAAAGGCATCAAATTCCTCCAAGACCAAATCGCTAAACTCAAGAAGCCATGACACTACTCGAAAAATGCAATGCCGATGTATTCAAGGCAATCATCGACATTAAAGCCGAGCATCCCGAAATGGGGCAAGCCATCATCAATCTACTCCAAAAACACGAGTACTGGTGGCAGATGAGCGGCAACGAAATCCTCTCCCTCGCCATGCCCATGCGTGACATTTGGGATAGGAAAATATTCACCTTCCACCTTCTTTTTGAATCACAAGAAAAAACCGTAATGCCATGAACCAAGAACTCGTTTCAATCCCCAAGTCGGATATCAGCAAGGCTGACATCTCCGCAATCGCCACTGGCCTCATCCTTCGCATTGAAGAAGGAGAGGTCAACCCAGTCGCCGCTCACGTTCGCCTCAAAGCCATCATCAAGGCACTTGAGCAAGTCCTACGGTCAACCGAGCAAATCGTGTGGGATGAGGCCGAATTGAACGGCAGAACCTTCTCCGCCTTCGGTGCTGACATCCAACTCAAGGAGGGTGCAATGACCCCTGACTACACAGTCGACAAGGAATGGGCGAACCTCAACTCCATGATAAAGGGCCGTGAAGAACTGCTGAAGACAGCATTTCGCAATGCCGGGAAGATGACCGTCATCGATGAGGCAACTGGCGAGGTCGTTCCTGTATGTCCAGCCAAGGGAACCAAGCCGTCCATTGCAGTAACGTTTCGTTGAAGCCACCGATATGAGACCAGCACCCCCCAAGAAAAGACCCGGCGTACAAATTGTCGGCAGGGTCGCAGGAGTGAACGCCGCAATGCTGCTACTCGAAAAGCCCTACAGGGCCACGGAATTGGCCGAAGCCCTTGGCATCCATATCCGCATCATGTATCGCATCCTCAACGACCTAAGAGCCACGGGCCACCTATATTCGCACCGCTGCCATTACTGGTTCGACCCGAAGAAAAACAACGACTTACAACACCTAATTCCAATCAAAGACCCAAACCTTTAACCCCAAACCCATGAGCAACTACACACCACAACCCAACACCTTCAGCCTGTTCGCCAACGACAAGGGCGACAACCCGAAACGCCCTGACTACCGTGGGGAACTAATTATGCCCGATGGCACCAAGATGCGCCTCTCCGCATGGGTGCGACAATCAACCAAGTCAGGCAAGAATTTCCTATCAGGAACGGTAGAACCCATACAGGAGCAGCAAGCCAGCGGCGAGAGTTTTGCACCCCAAGACGGTGATATGCCATTCTAATCGTATATTTGTGCGTCAGTCCGTGTGTAATTGAGGCCACATGGTACTACCGATAAAGGGTCATGCTTGAACCCCTACCCTCGGCTGCCTCAATCAGTCGGGGGTATTTTTTTTTAACCACATAACCAATCAACCATGCAAAAACTCAACATCAACCCCGAACTCCAATCACTGATACCTCCGCTAACCTCGTTAGAATATCAGCAACTAACCAACAACATTCTATCGGAAGGCATCCGTGAAGCTATCCTGACTTGGGATGGAACAATTGTGGATGGACACAACCGCTATTCCATTGCACAGGAATTTGGCATACCATTTACAACCAAGGCGATGCAATTTACCGACCTTAATGAGTGCAAGGAGTGGATGATTCTTAACCAGTTTGGCAGGCGTAACCTGCAAGCATTTCAACGCAGCGTCTTGGCTTTGGAATTGGAGCAAGTAATTAGAGATAAGGCCAAGGCAAATCAAGGCACAAGAATAGACATTCCGCAGAAATCTGCGGAAAGTTACAAGCCTATTGAAACAAGAAAAGAACTTGCTAAGATTGCCAACGTCAGCCATGACACCATCGCCAAGGTCAAGGTTCTTCAAGCCAAGGCTACCGATGATGTTAAGCAGCAACTACGCACTGGCGAGGTCAGTATTAACCAAGCATATCAGGAGATTAAAAAGCAGGAGAAAGCAGAAATATTACAAAATCGTAAAAGCCGAGAAATAATTGAAGCCAATAAACAGGAGGAAATAACAGAAAAATTTAATGTTCAATTTGGTCAAGTATGGATTCTTGGAAAGCACACATTAACCTGTGCAAGTGCATACGATTTTCTTAAGAATGAAGCGACCGCTATTATCACCGACCCACCTTATGGCATTGACTATAATCCCGACTGGAAGAAGTGGGATGGAACCGAAAGCGATTTTAAAAAGATAGAAGGAGATGCCGAGGAATTTGACCCAAGGCCGTTTTTAAATCGAGATACGGTTGTTTTATTTGGGGCCAATTATTTCACAAGACACTTGCCCACAGGTGGATGGCTTTGCTGGGATAAGCGTTTAAAAGACGAACTTGACGACATGATTGGAAGCCCATTTGAACTTGCATGGTTCAAGAGTGCGGCAACAAAAAAGTCCTCAATTATGGTAAGGGTTCTGCATGGCGGCGTTGTTAACGCTGATAGCATTCACGGTAATAACCAGAAAAGGTTTCATCCAACACAAAAACCAATCGTGTTAATGGAGGAAATAATCAAGAAAACAACCAAAGAAAAAGAAACGATATGCGACCCGTTTTGTGGCTCTGGGACAACCTTACTTGCAGCGGAAAACACGGGAAGAACTTGCATTGCTTATGAAGTTGACCCAGCCTATTGCAATATCATCCTATCACGATTCCAGGAACTTACAAAAATAACGCCATGGTTGGTATAGAAAGGATTAAAATAATTGATGTAAACGATTATTTAAAAGAAAGAAGCGATAAAGCGGGTAAATATATTCAGTTAATTAATAATATTTACAGGGAAATTCTGCCTCTTGCTGATGGTGAAAAAACGACGGAAGTGAGTCGTGATGAATTAAAAGGCAGGTATGATGCCACCGAAGGCATTGACATGATTTTAACCCTTAAGGACGGTAGCAGATTGACGCTCCAAGAAAAATGCCTTTTTAAAGGCTTTCATACTGTAACCTTTGAAACCGAAAAAAGGTCAGGAAAAAAGGGGGCATGGTACTATTGCACATCGCAACTTTATTTCTGCGGCGAAGCTAGCAATGGGGAAATAATAAGTTATGTACTATTGGATTTGTTGCAGTTAAAAATTTATTCAAATAAGCATGAATTACCGTGGAGGCATAGAAAAGGAATAGAGCGAAGTCAAGAATCGTTTATGTTTATGAAATTTAGCGAAATCCCCGAAGATTGCGTAATTGCAAGAAAATTATGAGACCCATACCATGGTTCAAGTTCTGCCCAGCCGATTGGATGATGGGCAGAATCTCACGGCAACCCGCCGAGGTGCAGGTGGCCTTTATCCGACTTTGTTGCGTCTATTGGAACGCCGAGTGCGAGATGTCATCCGAACACGCAGAGTTGGAAGCTGATGGGCATCTTCAACGGCTCCTCGCCACTCGTCTTGTTGAAACCAACGGAACGTCCGTGTTTATTAAATTCCTTGACATTCAATGGGAAGACGCAAACCTGCACCGCACCAAGATGTCCGAAGCAGGCAAAAGAAGTGCCGAAAGGAGGTCAACCAAGGTTGAAGAAAATTTAACTAAGGTTGAACCTACGTTGAACTTACCTTCAACCTACGTTGAACCTGTGTTCAATAGAGAAGAGAAGAGGAGAGAAGAGAAGAGGGAGAAGAAAGATTGTGTGCTTTTTGATTCCTTTTGGAGTGCCTATCCCCGCAAGACCTCCAAGCAATCCGCATCCAAAGCCTTCGCCAAGCTATCGGATGAAAACCAGCAGAAGGCCATCGACAACATCACCCGCCTATATGCCAATACGGAGGTGCAGTTCGTTCCCCATGCCGCAACCTACCTAAACCAAGCCCGCTGGGAAGACGAGGCCATCGTCCGAACCAATACCTTTGCAAGACCACTACTAAACCAATCCGAAGATGCAGACCTACCACGCTACCGCTGAACGCAGGCTTTTGTCCTGCCTGATGGATGCCTTCATTGACCGAGCATCCTTCCTCATGCAAATCCCTGAACGCCTGTTCACAGGAAACAACGTGTTCATCTACCGAGCCATCGAAGCCCTGCACCGAGCAGAGCGACCCGTGGACTTGGTTACCATCCACCAATACCTCGTTGAAAACAATCAAGCCTTTGTAACCCTCGACCTTGGATTCTTTGCCGATGGGATTACTATCACCTCGGACTGGAAGACCTACGCCGCTGACCTGAACCAAGCGTGGAAGGCAAGGGAGGAGCAGCAAATCATGGACGACCTTGCGGCTGACCGTGATATTCCAAGAGCCTTCGCCCGCTTCCAAGCCATGCAGGCCGTGGAAACCAATGCTTCCGAAACCACTGCCCACGAACTCGCCAAGGAGTACCTGCTGAACATGAACGAGGTGAGGGAGGGCAGACGCAAGGATTCGGTTTACCCCACCTTCATCAGCCCGCTTGACCGTATGCTCACAGGATTTAAGCCATCCGAGTTCGTTTTGCTGGGCGGTCGCCCTGCGATGGGTAAGACCTTGCTTGCCCTGCAAATAGCCATGAACCAAGCGATGGCTGACATTCCTGTGGTCTTCTTTACGATGGAAATGAGTGCTGACCAATTAAGCCAACGGATGCTTTCTAACCTTGCGGAGATGGATGGGTCGCACTTCCTCAACCCCACCGAGCGAATCACCTCCGACCAATTTCTCGACTTGGGGAAAAAGGCTGACCTCCTTAAGTCAAAGCCGCTGTATATCGTTGACCTGCACCAAGCCAACCTCGACCGCATTGAAGGCGAAATCGCCAAACTCAAAACCAAGTACGGCGTTTGCGGATTTTATCTCGACTACCTGCAACTCATCGAGCCAACCAAGATGGACAAGCCGAAACCTAAAATCGAGCAGATGACCAACATCAGCAAAACGCTTAAGACCATCTGCAAGAGGCAGAAGGTGTTCGGGGTTGTGGTGTCATCCCTATCACGTGCAACCGAGGGCAGGGCAGACCACAGGCCCATCATGTCCGACCTTCGGGAAACAGGGCAACTTGAGTTTGATGCTGACAAAATTGCTTTTGTTTATCGACCCTACGAGCATGACAAGAGCAAGGAGGCTGACCTGATGGAAGTCATTGTCCGAAAGAATCGCAACGGTTCACTCGGCACGGCAGACATCCAGTGCCACCTTCCCTTCACCAAAGCCAACGAGTTCCCACCCAATAGAATTGATTTATGATGGAAGAGTACAACCTCCAAGCCGCTTGCGTCAAGTTGTTCGCAATGCTCCGACCCAACGAGCAGGGGCGGCTATTCCTGAACCTCAACAATCCTCGCTCCCGCTCCAACGGTTACTTCCTTAAAGGTATCGGGCTGACGGCTGGCGTTGCTGACATGACCTACCTATCCCCCAAGGGTGCGGTGTTCCTTGAGTTCAAGGCACCCAAGGGCAAGCAATCCCTATCGCAAAAGTGGTGGCAGGGGGTCGTAGAGGCAGTTGGCTACAGGTATGTAGTCATCCGAAGCCTTGAGGATTTCCAACGGATGTTGGATGAATGTTCCTAATTTGTGTATATCTTCGCATTACTAAACCCCTAACCCATGAAACATATGGCACATAACGTTTTGCGTATAAAAAATCGTTTTAATGTTTTTTATACGCTGTTAGCTTTAGGTTTTTAAGATTTTAAACAAAATATATTATGAAAACAGAAGAACAAAAACCAATGGTATTTTGTGGTGTAATAAATATGGATGGCACACCTGCAAAAATGACCGAAGAAGAAAAGGAACGATTTGTTAAAATGTGTAGCAATAATGGTCAATATAATGCGGTTTTTTGTGAGGATAATTCAATTCCTAAAGCAATGGAAAATCTTGCTAAAATTTTAAAAACTTGAAGCTAACGGTCGGGTATTGCCGAAGGCAGGGATTTGAAAGACAAAAGTTTCAACCTTGCACAAATGCCCAATAGAATTACAAATGATTAATTAACCGAGAATGCCCTGCTTTTGGCAATACCTTGTTAGGTGCAGTGCTTCTCACAAACTCAAATAAAATGTCAGATTTCAAAGTAGGTTGCTCACCTTTAACGAGTAAGATTTTTGCAGGTAAAGTTCTTAAAAATGGAACTTGGGGAAATGTAAAACACGATGTTACCGATACTGCTGTTGGTGCAGTTGCTCAACATTTATTACAACTGGATGAAAGAATGGAATTTCAATACAGAGGTAAAACTTATGAGTTAAAGGTTGTAGAGGTGTCGTCATAGCATTGCACCTAACTCGCATATTTGTCCAACCCCCACCAAACCCTAAACCCATGAAACGATTTTTAGTATTTGCTGGTGATGCCTATTACCCCAATGGTGGTATGGATGATTTTCAGGAGGACTTTGACACCTTGGAAGAGGCAAGAAGTTTTCAAGAAAAAATCAAAGAAGAGTTTAAATCTATATGGAAGGACAGCTGGAAGGATTTCAAATGGACTGCTATTTGGGATTCGGAAACACGAACCTATGTGTAAAGACCATTTCGTTGACACCACCAAAATGATAAACCCAACCCCATGAAACCAACCCCCACCGATTTCCGCCGCTGGCAAATCCACATCCGCAAGGAGTGTGTGAACTGCTCCAAGCCCGACCATGCCGAAACCATCAAGCCGTGGTCCGTCAACTGGACCCTGCTGGGCCGTGTCCTTCAAGCCAAGAAAGCCTAAGCCATGGAATGGACACGCCTTACCCCGAACACCATGCCCGACTTTATGGAGGAGGTATTCATCGCCCTGCTCGATGGCAACTACGCCGTGGCATGGCTTAGGGATAACCCGACACCAACATTCACCAACATCCACGGCGATGTATGGTGGGTGCATGAAGTTACTCATTGGATGTACCCAACCCCCCCGAAGCCATGACCACCAGCGTAATTCACCACATGGTGCAGGAAGTAGCCAAAATCTTCAACACCACGCCAAGTGCTATCTGCTCGGCCAATCGCAGGCGGGAGAACGTGCTTGCCCGCAACATCGTCACCGACATCGCCTACAACGACTTCCTATTCAAATACCACGAAATCGGGGTAGTTATCGGGCGAACTCATTCCACGCTCATCAAAAACAAAAAATCCTACGAGCAGGACATGATTGCGATGCCTGAAATAAAGTACATCCGCAGACAAGTTTTACACAATGCGCAGGATTACCTGCTACATCTTTACGGAGGCTATATTTCTAATTAAGTGCTACTTAGGTAGTCGGTCAGCACCCCGATAATCGGCAAATCCGTGAGATTCGGATGGGGGGGTGCTTCAGTGCATCCCCCTTTTTTTTTGCATACCTTTGCGTATGGCATCAGCGGAGCAGATTATCCTCGACCTCTACCGAAGCGGCGAAATTCGCAAGGCTTGCCTGACCATCACTGGCGGCGACCCGCTTTGGCGGGATTTGGAACAGGAATGCGTCCTTATCCTACTAGAGAAAGACCCCGACAAAATCCTGCAAATCCATGGGCAGGGTTACTTCAAGTTCTATGTTGTCAGGCTACTGCTGAATCTCTACCGAGGCAAGAATAATCAGTTTGCCCAAAAGTACCGCCACCACGACACCACCGAGGAAATAGACCCCAATGCCGATATGACCCATGAAGAGTACAGTTCCCTTGTGGACGATATGTGGGCGATAGCCGAAACGGAGATGGATTCTTGGGCCAAGGAGGGAGCATTCCCCTACGACAAGGAACTGCTAAAACTCCACATGGCCACGGGGAATATGAAGAAACTAAGCCGTGAAACGGGCATTCCCTACCGCTCGGTGATATATTCCATCGAGCAAGCCAAGGCCAAAATCAAAGCAGCAATCCTTAAAACCCATGGACGTACTGATATTCCCGCTCCTCGTCAGTAGCCTTGCCGCTCTTGCCATTGCCGAGTACCACGTCCTGCCCGCTTGGTGGTATCGCACTTGGCTCGGCAGGCACAAGCCGTTCAGCTGCATCACCTGCCTATCGTTTTGGCTTGGGGCTTCACTCACCCTGCTGACCTGCGACTGGATGCTTGCGCCTGTGTACGGTCTTGCCTCGGCAGGGCTTACCGTTGTCATCCTGCAACTGACCAACCGATGACCTACCAACTGCATCACGGCGACTGCCTTGAGGTATTGCGGTCCATGCCTGATTGCAGCGTGGATTCAATCGTTACCGACCCGCCATATGGCTTGTCCTTCATGGGCAAGAAGTGGGACTACGATGTGCCAAGCGTTGATGTATGGGTGGAGTGCCTTCGGGTCTTGAAGCCTGGGGGTCATCTGCTGGCCTTTGCGGGGACGAGGACGCAGCACCGCATGGCGGTAAGGATTGAGGATGCAGGCTTTGAGATTCGGGATATGATTGCGTGGGTGTACGGGTCGGGATTCCCGAAGTCGCTGGATGTGAGCAAGGCGATTGATAAAAACAACGGAGAGGTTGGTAGGCTTTTGCGATTTACCGAATGGATGCGAACCACAGGGTTAACATCTAAACAAATTGACCAAGCGACAGGAACCAATATGGGCGGCCACTATTTAACGGCCAAAAGTCAGCCAGCAATACCAACAAGAAAACTTTGGGAAAAGTTGCGGCCTTTGTGCGGTCAGGTTCCTGAATGGGTTGATGACTTAGTTGAACGCATTGAAGCCGAGCGGAAGGTGGTTGGGCAGAAAATAATAAACGGTGAAGAAGGAACGGCTGGAGGATATAAAAACGGTATAGCCTCAATACAAGGGGCAAACATTTCTATAAATCGCTCAATAGACATCACAATAGCCGCCACCCCCGAAGCAAAGCAATGGCAAGGCTGGGGGACTGCACTCAAACCAGCACTTGAACCGATTACGGTGGCTCGAAAGCCCTTGATTGGCACGGTAGCCGAGAACGTCCTGCAACACGGGACGGGAGCGATTAATGTGGATAGGTGTAGGGTGGGGGAACGAGAAAAGGAACAATTTACGGGCATAAAAAACGGAAGCATAAATGCTTATGGGGATTATTTTTATCCAAAAGGCGAAAAGGCACTACCCGCTGGCCGCTGGCCCGCCAACTTCATCCACGATGGGAGCGAGGAAGCCACCGACCTGCTCAAAGATTCGGCCCGCTTCTTCTACTGCGCCAAAGCAAGCAAAGCGGATAGAGGCGAAAACCACCACCCAACCGTCAAGCCCACCGACCTCATGCGTTACCTCTGCCGACTTGTAACCCCACCCAACGGAATCGTCCTCGACCCATTCATGGGTTCAGGCTCAACAGGCAAGGCGGCGATGCTGGAAGGCTTTGCGTTTGTCGGGATAGAACGGGAGGCTGAGTACATCGCTATATCCGAGAAACGCATTCAGGCACGCTCCAAACAAGTACAGGAGCAACCAAAGCAACTGACCCTTCTATGACCCAAGACGAATACCTGTTGGCTCAAAAGCATCGCCATTACTGGGAGCAATACCAAGCTCACCTGTATATGAGGCTATCCCCCGAAGCGGTTGGCGACCTGCAAACCATCCTTGTAGCACACGGCCGACCGAACACGAATTGGTGGTGCGCGGACTGCGTAAAATCTGCCCTCTCCTACATTTACGAACAGGCGGACCTGTTTCTCGAAGTCAATCAAAACACCATAACATACCCACTGAATGTCAACCCCCAAGGCGAAGGATGACGAAGCCCAAGTGCAGGCTCGGATGGACTCGCTGATGATGGTCATTACGACCCTGTGCGACTGCATCGGAGCGGTGGACGATTCCAATGCCCCCAACGCATTTGCGGTAAAGATGAAGATAGTGGACAAGATTGACGAACTGATTGATAAAATCGAATACTGATGGGAACCAGCAAGGGACACGGCAAGTACATTGAAACCCCCGAAAAGATGTGGGAGTATTTTGAGGCATACCGGGCAGAGGTCAAGAACAACCCAAGGACCAAGACCGTATTTCCCGGCAAGGATGCTATCCCCCAGTACGAACCCTTAGAGCGACCGCTGACCTTGGAAGGCTTTGAGAACTGGTGTGCGGATGCAGGTATCGTTCAGGACTTAGGGGATTATTTTGGGAACACAAAGGGCAACTACTCCGAGTATTCAGCCATCTGTTCACGCATAAGGCGGACCATTCGTCAAGACCAAATCGAGGGAGGCATGGTCGGTCAGTACAACCCATCCATCACTCAACGCTTGAACAACCTTGTGGAACGCCAAGAGAACACGGTCCACATCGAGCAACCCCTATTCCCCGACAATGACTGATGCCGTTAAAAGAGCAAGAGAAGTTCATCCGAACCACGGCCGTAAATAAGGTCCGTGAGTTAAAGCGGTTCGTCAAAGGGGTACAAGGCGGTTCCAGTGCGTCCAAGACGTACTCCATCCTTGCCGTTGAAATCGACTATTGCACGAAGAATCCCTACACGGAAACGAGCGTTGTAGCCGAATCCATCCCACACCTCAAGCGTGGGGCCATGAGGGACTTCATGAAGATAATGACCGTTACAGGGCGGTTCAATGCTGCCCGATGGAACGCCACCGACTTTCGGTACAAGTTCGCTAACGGCTCTTACATCGAGTTCTTTTCGGCTGACGATGATTCCAAGTTAAGGGGTGCAAGGAGGGACAGGCTCTACATGAACGAGGCGAACAACCTATCCTTCCACGCTTACACGGAATTGGCTGCACGAACCAAGCAATCGGTCATCCTTGACTGGAACCCGGTCAATGGGTTTTGGTTTCACTCCGAACTGATGCACGATGAGGACGTGGACTTCCTTATTCTAACCTACAAGGACAACGAAGCCTGCCCCAAGAGTGCGAGGGACTTCATCGAGAAAGCGAGGCTCAAGGCCGAAACTTCGGAGTATTGGGCAAACTGGTACAAGGTCTACGGCCTCGGTCAGGTCGGGACGCTTCAGGGTGCGATATACGAGGACTTTGAGGTCGTGGAGGGTATAGATGTCAGCCGAGCGAAATTCGTCGCCTTGGGGCTTGACTGGGGGTTCAGCAACGACCCTACGGCCTTGGTCGCTATCTACCGCCAAGGGGACTGCCTGCTGATTCAAGAACTGCTCTACGCTACGGGCCTCACGAACCAAGACATCGCAGACAAGTTGCGGTCGCTCGGCATCACAAGGGCTTGGGAAATCGTGGCGGATTCAGCCGAACCCAAGAGCATTGAAGAAATCTATCGGTTAGGTTTCAACATCAAGCCGGCGGAGAAAGGCCCCGATTCGGTCAGGAACGGCATTGACATCCTGAAACGCTACAAGTTGCAGGTTACCAAGGATAGCACCAACCTCATCAAAGAACTACGGTCCTATACTTGGGCGACCGACAAGGAGGGCAAAAACACAGGGGTCCCGATTGACTCGTTCAACCACGCCTGCGATGCTATGCGATATGTGGCTCTCAACAAGTTGAGGGTAAGCAATTCGGGAAAGTATGTTGTGGTGTAACTTTACCGCCATGAACCTCGAATCCTTCCTTGATTTGCTTTTGATTTTTGGCAGATTCGCTCTCTTATTGGTCTTGCTTTTTGCAATCGCTTCGCTATGAAACTCATCCACTACTATCACATCTATTGCGGAGGCGGCGGCCAATGGCAACTTATCGTGAACCAACACATGATGGCCCTGTGCAACTACGGACTGATTGAGCAACTAGACGAGATTCGGGTCGGCATCGTTGGTCCACCAGAGCAGAGGAAGGCGGTCAAGGAAATACTTGACAATTCCCTGATAAAAGACAAGGTAAAGGTTGTCGTTACTCGTACCAACGCTTGGGAGCAGGCCACCCTGACCGAGATGTACAAGGCAAGCCAAACTGAGGATGCGGCGTACCTGTACGCTCATACCAAGGGCAGTTCCGACCCATCCCTCATCAACCAACTTTGGTGCAGGTCGATGATTTTCTTCAACGTGGTTGCATGGGAGCGGTGTCTTGCAGAACTGGAGAACGCGGATGCGGTTGGAGCCTATTGGCTGACCAAGGAGGAGTTCCCCCAAATTGCAGACCACAACAACCCCGATGGCTACCCCTATTTCGCTGGCACGTTCTGGTGGGCCAAGTCATCGCATATCCGCAAGCTCGGCGAACCCGTGAGAGAACACCGCTGGCAGGCCGAGCATTGGATAGGCAAGGCCGAGGGGATGACCGTGTACAATTCCTGCAAGGGGTGGCCTGCACCCGATAAGTTTATCATTACGTTTTAGTCATGTACCATTTACTTCCAACCGACCGACCCATAAAGGGCATTGAAATTGGCTTATGTCAAGGCCACAATTCCGTGCGAATGCTTAACCGACTGCCAAACCTACACCTGACCGCCATTGACCCGTTTGAGGGTTATGAGGATTGGGGTGGATATGTGAGTTCCGAAATCCTGCAAGGCAGAGAGGTCACGGCATTGCGAGCATTGGAATCGTTTTCCGAAAGGTTTACTTTTATTAAGCGATATTCCGATGCAGCCCTTGAACTGCTACCCGATGAAGCGTTTGACTTTGTGTACGTTGATGGCGACCATTCCTACAAATGGGCCTTGCACGATATGACCAACTACTGGAACAAGGTCAAGTCGGGCGGTGTGCTTTGCGGACATGACCGTTCCCTTTCGGGAGTGGCCCAAGCCCTTGCCGAGTTCGGAAAAGGCTTTACCCCAAGCGAAGAACCACAAGGCGATTCTTGGTACATTGTTAAACCATGAAAATCCCCGTCATCATCAACAACCGCAACCTGCTGACTTGGCCCAAGGCGATGGTCAGGGATTTGAGCAAGTGGGAGGGGATTGGTGACATCTACATCGTGGACAACGGTTCAACATACGAGCCGCTCTTGGACTGGTACGCAACAAAGCCCTGCGAGGTTATTTCCTTGGGCGAGAATGCAGGTCATCAAGCGCCATGGCTTTGCGGATTGGTGGAGCGTCTTGGCTCGCCAATGTACGCCGTGACCGACCCCGACCTCGACCTTTCCAAGACCAGCAGGCAGACCATCGTCAAGTGCGTTGAGTGGTTGCAGATGTTTCCGACTGTGGGCAAGGTTGGTCTATCCTTACGCTGGGATGACGTGCCACCACGGTCATCGTATTACACCCACGTCAACACCTACGAGGCTAATCGTCAGCAAGGGTCAAGGATAGTCAATGCGGCCAAGATTGACGTGCCTATCGACACCACGTTTGCGGTGTACAACAGGCAGGACTACTTCATTGGAGGCGTTTCGCTCTTGGAATCCGCAAGGCATATTCCTTGGTACTATTCCGAAAAAGAACGCAAGGCTGACAAGGAGTTCAGTCAGTACCTTGCATCGGCATCGGCGGCATCGTCTTACAAAACCTTCCTAAACCTATGAAACTCCAAGACCTCACCATCGACCAATTCCAGCGCATTGCCGCTTTGGAATTATCCCCTGCCCTGAACGATGCAGACAAGCGATTGGGCGTGGTTGCGATTGTGGAGGGAGTGGAGGTCGCTATGGTCAGGGATATGCCAGCCACGGCACTCACAAAGCGTTACAAGGCTATCGTCAAGGAATGGAACGAACTGCCTGCATTGGCTTACAAGCGTAAGTTCAAGGCAGGTGGCAAGTGGTGGATTCCCACGGTGTTCACGGATGAGTTAACCGCAGGGCAGCTCATCGACCTGATGGATATGAACACCACGGACGAGCGCCAACTGGTGCAGAATCTTCACCGCATCATGGCAACGCTGTGCAGGGAAGCAGGGTTCATGGGTTGGTTCCCGAAGAAGTACGATGGGGCAGGCCATGCCGATAGGGCCGAACTGCTCAAAACCAACGCCAAGGTCGGCGATGTTTGGGGGGTGGTCAGTTTTTTTTTGCTAAGTTCCGAAAGCTACTTGAAAATTTTGAGCGACTATTCCAAGCACCTGACGAAGGTGGCGAAGGGCCTGTAACGAACCCCCTCGCAGGCTACGGTTGGCTGATGGTCGTGTGGAGGATGGCCAACAAGGATGTCCTGAAGTTCGATGCCATCTTTGCGATGAAGGCGGTGGAGTTCTTGAACTATGCCCTGCTGATTCACGACATTTTGGAGGCGGAGAGGATGGAAGCGGAGAGGGCGAGGCGTAGGTAGGACACTATCAGGCGCAGGGTACATTTACCCACATGGAAACAACCATCCTTGCGAATGGCAAGCCCGTAGGTAAGTTCGGCAGCGGTTCGATGAAGGGCGTCGACCAAACCGCTTTGGAGGGCATTGGTTCAGTCGCCGGCCCCAAAGGTGGAGGCAAGTCGCCAACCTATGACGTGCTGGTCAAGTGGATTGAACGGGTCATTGAACTTGCGAAGAAGAACCTCGAAGCAGCCAACGCAAACGCAGGGGGAACGCTATCGGCATCCATCGCACCCGAAGACATCGAACTTTCCGCAAAGCAAATCGTCGTGGCTATCATGGCTAACCCCTATTGGAAGTACGTTGACCAAGGGGTGCGAGGCAAAACGTCAAGTGCAAAGGCTCCGAGGTCGCCATTCCAATACAGGGACAAGTTCCCACCTGCCCAAGCAATGGCCGACTGGATTGCCAACAAGGGTATTCCCGTTGTGCCGACCTATTCCCGTGAACTCAAGCGGATGCGGACCAAGCAGGAGCAGGGATTGGTCGATGGCAGGTCGGTCGCTTACTGGGTATTCCAGCGAGGCACACGGGCCACGAACTTCATGTCTAACGCCCTATCCCCCGAAATGATAGACGTTTTGGTGAACACAATCGCTGAAACCCTTGGCAAATCGGTAAGCGTAGCAACTAAACTATAACAATGGCAATATCAGTCTTATCGGGGTCACCGCAAGCAGCGACCCCTGTTTACAACAAGATGCTGTT